AAATTGGATTTTATTGAATTTGTTGTAGATGATTTTTTTGAACTATTTTTATTGTAAACTAACAGGTCATCAATATCTTGAATATTGGAATTAGTGGATTGATTATTTAAATCGGGTAGTGAAACACATGTAATATTATGTTTGTAATCATCCGCTAAATTTAATTTTTCTTTCTTCTTATATGTTCCTGTACAATATGACTCTTCATTATTTGAAATAGAAAAAAGTTTATTTATATTATTATTAAAAAAGTTTGAATCTTCATAATAATCAATTTCATCAGAAATATCATATTTAAATACTTTTTGAATACCTAAATAGGAACCATAATAATCTAATCCATTGATAAAACCATGATGATTTAATAATTGACTGGTTAAATAATAAAAAAAATTATCAACATAAGAAAAATTGTTTGTATCTAATAATTTAGCATGACTATCAGATTGTAATGCAGGTAAATTTAAGATAGAAGTGTTATTTTCATATTTACCTATTAAAAATTTCATAGGGTCAATGAGCGGTGAATTTTTTATAAAAATGGGTCGAGTTATAATTTCATTTGTATTCATATTTTTAATAGTATCTTTGTTAGTTATGTGATATTTATGGTTCAATGTAATTTTATTATAATTATTATTGTTTAATGTAAAAAATAATTTATATAATGGATTATACATTTGAATATTAGAATTATCAAAAGGATTATAATTATATTCTAAATCTTCTGGGCTAAATTGATAATTTTGTTCATTGTAAATATGGTCAATCATATTATTTTTATAATAATGTATTTGAAATTTAGAAGAATCGCTCATACTTATGTTTAATATAACAAATATATATTTATTAAAATGGTTTTTTAAACTAATCTTATATTATCACTACGTTTAAGATATCATATATTAATCTAAATAATATATTATAATGACTTTAGAATTAAGAAAATTCAATATGCGTGATATTACATTTAAACCGAATGAGAATAAAGGTCCAGTGATTGTTATGATAGGAAGACGTGATACTGGTAAATCTTTTTTGGTTCGTGATTTATTATATTATCATCAAGATGTTCCCATAGGAACAGTTATATCGGGGACAGAAGCTGGTAATGGATTTTATGCAGAACATGTCCCTAAATTATTTATTCATGAAGAATACAATACAGTATTAATTGAGAACATTCTGCGGCGACAAAAAACGGTACTGAAACAAATGAAAAAAGAAATGGAAGTGTATAAAAGATGTAATATAGACCCACGTACATTTGTAATATTAGATGATTGTTTATATGACCAATCGTGGTCTCGAGATAAATTAATGAGATTATTATTTATGAATGGTCGTCATTGGAAAATTATGTTAATTATTACGATGCAATATCCTTTGGGTATCCCTCCAAATTTAAGAACTAACATTGATTACGTATTCCTTTTAAGAGAACCTTATTTAACAAATAGAAAACGTATTTGGGAAAATTATGCAAGTATGTTTCCTACATTAGAGTCATTTTGTGCTGTAATGGATCAAACTACTGAAAATTATGAATGTTTGGTTATTAATAATAATTCAAAATCAAACAAGTTACATGACCAAATTGCATGGTATAAAGCAGAAAATCATCCAGCATTTAAATTAGGTTCAAAAGAATTTTGGGAAATATCTAAAAATATGGGGTCAGATGACGAAGATGAAGCATATGACCCGTCAAAAGGAAAAAAACGACAAGGTCCAGCCATTAATGTAAAGAAAAGTAAATGGTAAATATATTATGAAACACTATCAATATCAGATATATCATCATCTGAAAAACAATCAATAAATTGTGTTCGTGTTACAATAGGTGGAAATAGTTCATCGCTATCTGTCTCTGTATCAATCTCTGTATTATCATAAGAAGGACTTCTATTGGGTATTTGAATTAATAGATTATTCATTATTTCGTTATCGCTTGTATAATGTATAATACTATGTATCATTTCATAATTAATATTAGTAAAATGAGTATGTTGTGGTGTATTTTCATTTTCAAATGTCTCATCTTCCTCTTCCTCTTCTTCATTCTCATTATTTAAATGATATGTATGGTCTAAATGACTATTCATATCATTATTAAACCAATTACTTGTATTTGGAATAACTGCCTCTTTAAAATATTCTGATGTTTTTTTTGTTTCTTTATTCAATTTAAGCATTCTTCTTCCAAAAACCGGGTTAAAATGTTTAAACTGTTTTAAAGATTCAATCCATTCGTAATTTGCATTTTCTTGAATACTTAAATCTAACGTGTGACGATATTTATAATAAAGTTGAACGTGGTGTTTAAATGAATTATAGATTAAATCTTCTGGTAGTTTGTTATTAAGTAGAATTTTATATTTAGGTAATTTAACATTAAATTCGGTTAGCATCTTTTTAATCTGTCTAACAACATCATATTTTGTATTCAATCTTAAATAATTATCAATTAAATAATTACGTATACCGACTTCATTTTCAGATTGAAATTTACTCATATGAAAATTAGTCATAAAATATAGATGATAAATGGTAGGTATCACAATATCATTATGTTTAAAGAAAAAATAGATATTATATAGATTGGCTTTAGAAAATGGTGAATTATCATATGGATTCTTTATTGATAATGGTAAAGAAAACATCATATCACAATTATATAATGAAGTGTTAATTATATTTTTTAAGTCAGAAATTGAAAATAAATATTTTGTGCTTTTTACATAAAGTGATAATATTCTAGGTTGTTTTTTACTAATATTGTTATAACACAGGTCTTTATCATTTGCTACCTTTGCGGTTTTAAATTTATAACGATAGGCTAGATAACTTAGGGAATGATATTGTTTTTGAATTTTACAAAAGTAATTAATCAACATTTCTTTATTTTCATTACTAAGAAAAGGATTAAATAAAAACATTTTTAATATTTCAAACTTACTAAAATGTTTCATGTTAATAAACAATCCAGAAGTATAATTTAAAAATGGGGTATTCTTATTCATTTTATTGTGAATAAACGTATTACTATTATTAACAATATTTACATAATCGATATTATTATTTTTATCAATTAAAGGAGTATGGTATAATAGTTTGAAAGTAGACATCTATATAAATAATGATATACATATTTATATAGATTTAATAATATACTTATTCCGATTTTTCGTTATCATTATCGTTTAGTATTTGTTTCATAAATTCTTCATTACGTAATTGAGTAGCTTCTGGTGTAGTATCTTCTCTGCTATCAAAATCGACATTTTCGGTTACTCCTGATAAGTTACCTTCTTCATCAATCGATTGTGTTAATACATTACCACTCTTTTGTGCCTTTTCAATATTTTCACGAATAGCTTGCTTCTTAGTTTCACGAACACGTTCTTCAAACTCTTTCTTTGCGAGTTCTTCATTCTTCATCTTTTCTTGGTGAAGAGCATTTAGTTCTTCTTCCATATGTTCAACGCGTCCGGTTTTATACGCATCCGGGTCCCATGGTAACCATGTACCTACTGGACCAACAAAAATATCGTGACTAGGGTCTTGTTCACGCAATTGCTTACTTTTATTTTCAGCCTCGTCTTGTGTACCGTAAACACCTCTAATCTTTAGTCCACGAACAGAAGTTTGGAAAGCATGTTCCTTATTAAATTTTTCACTTAATTTATCTTCTTCTTTATCCATAAAATTTTTATAATCATCTTCAATACCACTTTTTTGTAGTTTGCTCGATTCTTCTTTAACAAATTCATTAAAATCGCCGATAAGAGTATCAGCCTTTAATGAATATTTATATGCGATAAAATGAATGAATTCAAAATAACGTTCCATAGATTTAGAAAAATCCCAACGTTTAATGAATTGGTCAAACAAATAAACCTCACGTTTTTTTAAAATTTTTTCGGGAGATACAAATGATAAGCATGCAAATTTTTGACCAGCAATTGCTTGGTCTTCATCGCATAAATCAATATATTTAGGATTCTTTTGTCCGTTTTCTAAATTCTTTTTTTCAAAGGTAGACATATACTATTGTATCGTTCTATTATTTAAGTAATTTTTATATTAATAACTAATTCTATATAATTTAGAAAAAAAATATGATATATAGTATATACGATGGACGGACTTTTCGATCTTAACGAATTAGTAAAACGTGCTATTAAGTACTTAATTGAAGGGTTAGCAGTTGGTATTTGCGCTATGTTAATCCCCAAGAAACCTTTATCGGTTGAAGAAGTGATGATTATTGCTTTAACTGCTGCTGCTGTTTTCAGCATCCTTGATGTTTTCATTCCTGCTATGGGTGATTCTACCAGAACCGGTGCTGGTTTCACATTAGGTAGTTCTTTAGTAGGTGGTTTGAAATTTGCTGCATAAATTAATTAATTAAATTATATTATATTTTTATGAATATAATTTGATATTTTCTTTGATAGAATTCAACTATGAATATATCTGTTAAAATATATATATTATGGACGTTTTCTTTTACGCATTTTTGATTTTATTAATGTATTTTTTAGCAGGTATTAATAAAGCTAATAATTTTTCATCAACAGTTAAAGGGTTTCAAAATATGTTTTTCTTAAAAAATTTACCTGATTATTTCTATTATTTAACAATATTTGGTGTTGTTTTATTAGAAATATTCGCACCCGTTATGATAATGTATTCTTTATATACAAATACATACAATGAATATGCATATTATTCCAGTATAGGATTAGCATTATTCACTGTTTTAGCAAGTTTAATATATCATTTTCCTTCCAATAAAGGTCAATACTATGATTTTATGAAAAATTTAACAGCAACTGGTTCATTAATGTTACTTTCAACCACGGTTCTGTAATGTAATTATCTTATAATAATATATATATATATATGGATTATTATTTATTAATTATTTTAACCTTTGTTGTAACTTCTCTTTGGGACGTAGCATTGCGTTTTATGTCGCTTAATTATGATAAGCTACCAAAATTTTTTCAAATGGATTTTGTGGAAGATTTAATACCATATTTTCAACATCATACCTTGTTAGCAGCGGCTCTTATTGCTGGATTTGTAGGTGCTACTACGCAACCATTTATTTTATCATTAATGTCTTTTCCAAAGAATATTTTTGATATAGTTTATGTATTGAAGTTTATGATAATAACATTTATAATTAGTGCATTATATGGTTTTGTAATGAAAGGGAGTAAATTATTTCCTCATTTAGAAAAGCATTACTATGATAAATTGGGAGTTGCGAGAAGTATGTATACAGATGGGGTATCTGGATTAGTTGTCCAAACCACATTATTAGTAATTTATACTGTATTTAGATTACATTAGATGCGTAATTAAATTATATTTTATTATTATGAATATAATTTAAACAGTAGGGAAATATTCCCAGTCTAAATCTTCACATACCTTTTTCCATATCATATCTTGTTCTAATTGTTTTTCACGGTCTTTCATCATAGGAATATAAGGTAAATATTGGGTTTGGTCTAATAATACACATAATTGGTAAAGCGTATATGTGTAATTAAAGAAATTTGTTCGGTTAGGAGGGCAATGCACTGCCCAAGGCTTTTGGATTTCAATAAACAATACACATAAGGTTTCATGTAATTCTTCATTCATGATGG